TCTGTGGGCGAACTGCAATGCCAGCAGACACGATGTCTTGGGCGGAGCTTTTTTCTGTATGCATGATTTATCCTTAAGAAATACGCACGATGGCGCTGTTGGCATCGGGGGTTGGGAAGATGATTTGGAACGTGTCGTTATTGACAGTTTTGTCTGAACCAAAGTCCAAAACTGCAACGGATGGTTTTCCTGCAACAGTGTCGTTGTAAATCAATGCGCCGCGGGCAGTAAATGTTGCGTTTGTCCAGCTTGTGTTGTTGAACGAAATGTAGGCTGTTGGCACACTGCTCGCGTTATTGCCTGATGTCGGGGACGTAGAAATCACAAGCGTGTTTCCACCAGCGGTGTATCCTGTACCAACTACTTCACCACTTGTTGTGTATGCCGTAGTTGTCGGGCCGATACTGGCCGCGCCGGTATACAACGCCACTTTAAATGTGTCAGGCGATGTTGGGCCAAAGTTATGGACTGCTTGGAGCAGCTCAACTTTAAAGCTTGTGGTTGCTGTTTGTGCAATCGACATATCAAGTTACCTTTTGGCGGAATTGGCCAGAACGATAAGCGTCTTGACGCTCCATACCATCGCCCAAACGTTTTGCCAGTGCAAGCGCTTCCATGAACTTCTGGTTGTATAAACCCATCATGTCCTGCTCGCCCTTCATGTAGGTGTATGCTTCAACCAAAGAGCCATACAACAGTACCGAATCAAAGTTGTCGCCAAGCCAAGTTGTGTTTGCCGTAACGATAGACTGGGGATAGTAGTAATAGTGCAATTCAACGTCGTACGTTGCATCGGGCGTAGGGCCAAGAATAAACGTCAATTCGTTAACGTCGTTACTTTGCGCTCCGAACAAAGCATAATACTTTGGTATACCTTTGTCTTCGTTGGGGTTTGGGTATGACTGACGAATAAAGTTAACGTCTTTGTTCAGCAAATACTCATACGCGCCAGTAGCGTCAACGGCAGCAATTGAGTAGACCGCCAAGAAATCGTTGGGACATCCCAGATACTTGTTGTTTGCAGACGTAGACCCTGTCACATTCTTGCGAAGTGACGGGAACTGGACGGAGTTGTAAATACGCTGCTCAGCTTGCTGAACGAACACGGGTATCTCAGCGATGAAGTTCGCTTCGGTATTTTCCGTATACGCCTGAATAGCGTCACTGAGCTGCGTGTAGTTCATGCCATTGGGCCTCGTGCCATGACACCTTTAGTCGCAGCACCCGTGCCACGAATCTTGATGCCAGAAGTCTTGACGCCGGGATAGTCATTGCTGTGGCTATTTGCCACAGAGACGTTGGCGTCTCTCATGTACTTCTTGTTGTTGCTCACGCCAGCAGGCTGGATGGGAGCAGACTTAGGTTGTTTGTACTCAGCCATATTAGCCTCCGCGACCAACAGAACGCTGGTTCATTACCTTGGCCATATTGCGGCCATACTTCAGCATGTCGCTGTTGGTTTTACCGCCAGCGCGAAGCTTGGTCAAAGGTTGACCGGGGTGCTTGGCTTTCTCATGTTTTGCCACAGCAGCCTTAATCATCTTCTTGTCTTGGGCTAAATCTTTCTTGTCCATGTCAGACTCCTATCTGTATCGTTACTGTACCAACTTGCGCCGCTAATGCCAAGTAATTTAGCGTTAAAGCAGCATCAAAACTTCTTGCACCGCCAACAGGGTTCCATCCCCACTGGTACACCCTACTACCTTCAGATGGCAGACCTGCCGCATCTTGAGCCGTACTGTTGGTCAACACAATCTGCAAGCCTGTATTACCAGACTGGTAGTAGCTCGTGTCAGGACGCGGATCGCGCAAGCCTTGTGGATCATCCACTGGGTACATACCCAATTGCAACTGCGGCTGGTCAGGATCCCAACATGTCTTGCAAACCAAGAGATTGTAGTTCTTGGTTTTGATAATTTCTTTGCGCAGCTCAGTCAGCTTAAATTGAAAGCCGCAGCGATCGCATATCGAGATCGCATTCTTGCCTGACGCAAACCGGTTCCCCATTTACGTACCGCTTCCAATGAACATCTGACGGGGCACAAAGCGCACAGCCGCCTTCTCTTGGTCTTCACCTGCGGCGCGGTCCCAAGCCTCGTCATATTGCTGCTTCAGCACGTCCAAACGCTGCAAACCCTCAGGCACTTTCAAAGCAATGTAGTAAGCCAAGCCCGCAGCCAAGCAAGGCACAAAACGGAACGGCACATCCATGGTCTTCGTACCGCCTCCAGCGTCTTGAATACGGCGCATGCGCCAGTACACAAACTGATATGTTGTGCCGGGGTTAGGTGTCGGCCACACAGTGATGCTGTTCTTTTGGACCAAGCTCATGGCCGCACCGGTGTTGTGCTGTACAGCAGTAGTGCCGTCCTGCCCACGTGTGCAGTTGTACAGGTACGCTGGAGTACTGTCGGTAGCTGGCGCAGTCTCGTTATAGCCAATCAGCTCCGAGCCAATCTGAATGAAGCCTGCGGTGGGAATGCCCGCCAAAGACGTCACAGGAATTGTTGTGGCAGTAGCAGAAATCGTAGCTTGTACAGTTCCTGCCAAAGCATTTGACCCGCCACTTAAACGCTGCACCCAAACCTGAATAGGACGGCCTTGGATCAGTTTGTTTGGGATCGTGGCATACGTGGACACGCTGATACGCGTAATCGTCAGGTCGGCCTGATTTGTGGGCACGTTGGCGCTAGTACGAATGACGTGGTCAAGCAAGTCAACTGTGTCGTCTGGAAGCGCGTAGGTAGGTTGGCCAGTCACAAGCGTGATGGTGTTCTGCTCGAACGTCCACATGTTCACGCCGCGGTTTGCCCAGTCAGCAAACAAAAGATTCAATGAGCGACGGGCAGTGCGCAAGTCATAGCCCGTGCGAAGTTCAGAACCCGCCCGTTCAAAAGCCTCCTCAACCATGTCGTTAAGGTCAAGATTGAAAGCGGTGAGTCCTGAAGTCGTCATTTTTTCTTCGCAGTCTTAGCAGAGTTCAAGAACGCTTGTTTAGTTGGCGCGCCTTTGCTACCAACTCGGCGCATTTTTTCGCCAGAGCCTTCAGCGATTCTTTTACGCTTTGCATTGATATTGTCATACAGTCCTACCTTTCCGCCAGCGGCGTATTGGGTAAAGTCAGTATCGTCCCGCCGGGCTTTTTTGACGCCCTTGGGCATTTTTGAGGGGGAAATATCCCCCATGCCACGGCTGGCCATCATGATTTACTTCTTGCCCTTGGCCATGCCACCACCGCACATTCCGTTGCCGGATGATACTTTGGTGCCGAGCACTTTGCCGCCGGACATAGAAACCATCGTACCTTTGGTTTTGCCTTTAGAAGCAATACCATCACGGCTAGGAGCCGCTGTACGCACTGAACCCATTTTGGCAGTAGTGATGCCGTTGTTTTTTGTAGCCATGATTTTTCCACCTTCTTTGAAAAAAGCCATTTTCCCGTGATCGGTTTTAGGCTTGTTGATTTTCTGGATGTCCGTGCGACCGCCAGAGCCAAACTTCTTACCTTTGTCGGCTTGGAGGAAGTCCTCGCCAACACTGGATTTGATTCCAACCTTCTTGGCAAACGCAGGACTGTGCGCTATCGCTGCCATAAAGTTGTGTTGCTTTTTGCTAACCGAGGGCACTTCGTTGCTCCTTCATAAAAGCGTCAAGCTTTTCATCCAGCCGGTCTAACCGCTGAAGTACGCGATTGATGTCGCCATGAACATCTGCCTTGGTCACGTACTCTTTGGCAATTTCTTCCCGAGTACGATTCAACAGAATTTGAATGCGCTTCTGCTCGTCCATGACGGACTTGACCCAAAAAAGGATCAGTGCCGAAATGAAAGACAGGGCAGTGTTCCACAGCATCATCTCCATTTGCTCAACCTCAGCAATTCCAAGCCCGAAGGCTCTTGTTTATACGGGAGTTCGGGTCTTTTTTGGCCTTCTCTCCTGTCAGCTTCTTCTTCATGCCCTCCATACGGGCGCAGAAAGAGTCGCGGCGTTTGCCGCCCTCGGGCTGTGGGGCTTTCAGTCCCGGCTTGCCGGGATTTGCCTTGTTGTACGAGGCCCGTCCCTTGGCATTCAAGCCACCCTTCGGGTTTTTTCCCTCTTTGCGCGTCCATGCTGGGGTCTTAGCCATAGAACACCGTGATAGCGGCTACGTTTGTCAATACGGCATAGGGCAGCGTTGTAAAACGCACACCTTCACCGGGGATCAAAATGTAGGTAGGGTTCGCAGTGGCTGCAGCCGGGGTAGCAATCTTGATAAGAGATGTGCCGCCGTTGCCGTCAGTCAACTCCAGCGTACCCGCGCTTGCGCCGGAGTACACATAAATAGCTTTGACACGCGTTGGCTGGTTTAGTACCGCGCCACTAGCGTCAAGATACGTCGACCGTACGTCATATTGCATCGTCATAATCAATCTCCTTTAAATCGGGGCAAGCCCCAAAGATCAATTAGGCGGGGGTGATGGTAGTTGTACCGTCAGACGAATCAATCCATGTGCTAGCAGCCAAAGCGCCTTGAGCAACGTAGAAAGTCTTGGTAGTTGTGTTGTACAACGTAGTACCCAAAGCTTTACCAGAAGTGTTTACTGCGTTAGCAATAGCACCCAGAGCAGTGGAAGTTGTAGTTGTGGAGGTCAAAGTGCCGGTCACATTACCGGTTGTATTGCCAGTGACTGCACCAATAAAGCCGTTTGTGGACGTTACTGGGCCGGAGAACGTGGTTGATGCCATGATAGTTCCTTACATACAAGTGGGGCACATTAGTCTGTATGTCGTCAGCCGGGACTGTCTAATGCACCGGATAACCCCGGAGTGATTGCAATATACACCAAATAAAAAACACATGCAACAAATAAAAAGGGCCCCCGAAGGAGCCCTTTCTACGGCCGGGAACCCCCAACCCTTTTACAAACGCATTAAGCGCCTGCAGAACCCCACATACCGAGAGGATCAGACCAGCCGAAGCTATAACGCTCACGGGCTTTGTAACGAACGTTACCTGTATCGAAGTCACCGTCCATGCTGTTTTGCAAGGCGATACGCTCGAAGTGCTTCATGCCGTTTGGCACGTCGGTAATCAAATACCAGCCGTTCACGTCGGTCAAGAAGTGGTTAACAGTGTAACCTTCAGGGATTGCACCCATCTGCTTCAACGCGTTGATGTCGTTGTCAGCAGTTGCAACACGCAACTCTGTGTCCAACAGGCGCTTGGCCGTGAACATCAGTGATGGAGGAACAATCATCTTACGGGGCTTGGCGGCGATCAACAGACCGCGCTCATCTGTCCACGCAGCGATTTGAATCACAGCGTTTTCCAATGAGGTTTCGTTCAAGTCAACACCAGTTGTTGGGCTGTTGTAGTTCACGCCACCGTTAACGAGTGGGTGACCAACGCGAGCGCTGGAAGAGTTAACACCGAACAAAGAAACGCCGTCACCGCCCAAGTATGAACCGCTGAAGCCGTTGTTGATAACGGAAGCAGCTTTAACTTGCTTGGTGTAAGCCATAGCACGGGCCAAAGACTTTGTGTAGCGAGCAGACAAGCTGTCGTACAAGTTATCTTCCACAGCTTCTTCCGTGATGGAGAAACCGAGGGCGATAGTCTCGTGGTTGTAACGTGCTGTGAAGGCTTCCTGCGCATTGTCATAAGCAATGGCTTGGCCCTCGTTCTTGACTGGAGCAGAACCAAAGCCAGCCAGCTTTGTTTCTTCTTCGAAGCTACGCTCAGATTTCTCTGTTTCGTAGATTTCTTTGTGCTCTTCGCCGTAGCGTGCGTATTCCATACCGAACAAAGCGTTCAGACCGGGGAGCAACTCTTTAAGTAGTTGTGCGCGTGAAATTGCCATGGTTAATTACTCCTGATTAAGCGATGCCAGTGGCGTTGCTATAAGAATGAACACCAACGTTAAACTTGACCAAAATGTCAGTCTTAGCGTCGCCGGGGGCTTGGTTCGGGCCTTGTGCGAAACCAACAATACGGAATGCGTATGTTGATGTAGCAGCAGCCGTAGCGCTCACGGAAATTGTGGAATTGCCAGAGATTGTTGAACCTGTGGTGTTGTCTTGAGCAGCGCTCAAAATAACGTTTTGGCCCAGTTCGGCTTGGCTGATAACACCGTCAGCTTGAACTTGGAACACAGCGCGGTCATCGTCAACGACGAAAGCCACAGCGTTCAAAGCGTTAGCAGGGTAGTACTGTGAGTACACAGTCTGACCTTGAGCGTTCACGTAAGAGCAACCGACGAAAATGCCGATTGTGCCAACGGGGAACACGTTGCCAGATGAGCTACCAACGGTAGTCACGTTTTGCAGGTAACCACCCACCAAACACACAACGTTACCGTTGTAAATGTTGTAGCCGTAACCGGCTGGGGTGATAAGGAATGAGCGAGTGCTACCAGCGTATGGTAGGCCACCCAACTCATTTACGGGCTTGAAGCCGTAGGGAGAAGCGGTAGATGCCATTTAAGGACTCCTAAGTTTATTTAGAACCAGAACCAAACCCACCACCACGCGTTGTTGTCGACTTGCGTTCGGCAAACAACGGCATGCGTGGATCGTTTTGTCGCATGAAGTTGTTGTCAACTGAGTCCATCTGGTTTTGAGCTTGTTGGTTGTAGTACTCGTCCCGAGCACGGGCTTTTTCAGTAGACATCTTGCAGAGCATGAGGCCACCAATTTCCACGTTCCCAGTCTTTTCGTTCCCCATCATCATCAATTCCGGATGGTCTTCTGCCTTCACCGGCTCCCAACCTTCACGCATTTTGCGCGATACGTTGGTCACTTCCGCTTGGCCCATAACGTGAGTCGCTACCCAGCGATACACATACCCGGGTTCAGGCGTTGGATCAGGCAAGTTTGTCGGCGGTACGTATACAGCACGGACAGATTTTTCGCGTGTCGTCAGATCACGATTTTTGCGGTCAATAGTTTCAGCCATTTCAGTTCTCCAGTTTTGCTACTTGTGCAGCGTATTGCTGCGGGGTTAAACCTAATTTTTTAGCCAACGCAACTTGCGTTGTTGTCAGCTTAATTTTTCCAGCGCTCGTAGAACGCGAGACAGAGGCAACCACTGTCGTAGGCTTCTTTTGAACCTCACCAGACCTTGGCTTGTCATTCGTCTGCCCGAACAAGTCAGGAAACGTCGACTTCATGCGAGCATCAATTTGCTCGAAGTATTCAGCAGAGCGGGGGTCCACTCCGTTTGTGACTAGCTTTTGATGCAGCCCTAGTGCGTAGCTGGTGTATTCTTCAAATCCTTGAGCACCGAACCACTGGTTTTTTGCCTGCCAGCGCAGAGTTTTTTCGTCGGGCTCAGCCTTTGCGGGCTGGATTTGAGGAGTTTGTACCTCAAATTTTTCTTCCTGTAAAGGGGTAGGTCGAAAATTCTTTGTTTGCTCTACTCTGATCTTTGCATCCGTCACTTCTTCGAGGGCTGCAACGATCGCATCGTTGTCGTACGCTTCTTGTGCTGCTTTCAGTTTACTGCGAGCCTTTTCAAGCTCGCTCTCCGCTTTGGACTTTGCGCCTTCAATGATGGCTTCTTGTCCTGTGTAAACGTTTTGCTTGAGGCGTTTGTTCTCCTCAATCAACTGCTGTGCTAGACGCTCCAGCTCCTGCTTCTCACGCATCGTAGCTTCTTTGACACGGCGCTCGTCATGACGGGCGTGGGTCAACTCTTTGATACGTGTCTTGACTTTGTCCGAGTAAGACTCAATTTCGTCATCGGTTGGATCAGCAACTTCCTTGTCCAAAGGCTTGCGGCCTCTATCTTGGACAGGCGTATCGTCCTCGATTTCGATGTCTACTTCACCTTCGCCTTCGATTTCAAACTCAACCTCATCGGTCTTTTTGTCTTCGATTTCGTCGGGGAACTTGTATGGTTCAGGCATTTTCTTCCTTTCAAGCGCGGGTCAAACCGCGAGGGTCTAGCACAACAGCATCAACTTGGTCATCGTTGATGAGACGGAACTCCTTACCGAAAATCTTGAATCGGGTACCGGAGTAAGTACGCACTAACACGAAGTCGCCCTCTTTACACCATGCTCCGTTGGGGAACTTGGCGGTGTCTTTGTACGCATCGGGGCCTACGCGCAACACAAACAGCACCGTGGTGGCGTGTTCTTCTTGACGCATAGTGGCTGTATCTCTCACGAGATCCAGTGTTGTTCCTGCAATCTTTTGTTCGACTTCAGGGACTACGCAGAGCAATTTCCAACCTGTTGGGGTGGGCAGTGCGCCTGCTTTCGTTTCGTTGTCATCATCCGCCTCTGGTTTGTCCATCGGTTGAATGTGGGGCGGCAACGAAATACCGGGAGGCAGGATTAAACCTGATTCAGATTCCATCATTTGCTTTTTCGACTTTCTCAAGCAGGTCAAGGAGATAACGCTCTGCGAGAGCTAGACCTGAAATAATCCCGCAGAGTTTTTGGTATTCCTCAAAGGAACGACACACACCACCAGCCAAGTCGTCGGCGTAGTTGTTCATGTCTGTACGTATTTTGTCGCGCAATACGTGTGCGAAGTCTTGGATCATTTTCTAGATGTTCCTCGTTGGCTACTATGTTGGAGCGCAGTAGTTCGCGCTTGTAAATCCATCTGGGCTTTACTCTTTGCGATGTCAGCGCCCATCTGGACGCCGGCACGTTCTTGTTCAAACTCTTGTTTGGCTTGGCTTTCTTTGATTTGCGCACCTGTGCGTAAAGCCTCCAACTCCAGTTTGCCGCTGACTTCTTGCTCTTTCAAAGCCTGTGCGTCGGCCTTGGCAGCAGCATCCATCATGATCTTTTGTTTCTTCAGTTCCAGCTCTTGTTGCTTGAGCTGGAGTTCCTGCATCTGCATTTGCAAGACGGGGTCTTGTGCTTGTTGCTGTGCTTGCGCCTGTGCAGCCTTGGCTTGATCCTGCATCATGACCTGCTGAGCCGCTTGAGCCATCATGCCTGACAAGGCAATCTCGATCTGCGGTGGAAGCTTCTCGTCTTCGGGAGGCAGGGGCATACCGAGCTGCTGCTCGATCTTCTGGCGCATCTGGTAGCCAACGTGCTCTGCAATGTGGGCTGTGATCGCGCCCATGATCTTGGGAGCCTGTGGGTTCTGGCCAATGAACTGCTGAATCATTGGGTCTTGCAGGAGCATCATGTGCACTTGGATATGCGAGGCGTGATCTTGGTGCAAGAAGGCTTTGAGCGGTGTGCCTTTGAGCGCGTTCTGGTTCTCTTGCACGGGGTCGATAGGCTTCATGTCCTCTTCGATTGGCACCAGCTTTTCGGCGTTCTTGATGCCCAAGACGCTCAACATACCGCGGTGCAACTCTGGCAGGTTGTAAATATCGGGAGCCATCTGCGCCATCTGGATCACAGCTTGGTACTGGATCACGCGCTGGCTCATGGTGGCCGCGTTGGGGTCTGACACGGGGATGATGTCCACCATGTCGTAGTCGGCTTTCTTGGCCTTACGGCTGCCGTACTCAGGCGTGTATGTGTAGTCTGGGTCGGTGTAGTCGCGGATGATGTTCTTGAGAAGCTTGAACTCTTGCTTCAAAGCGAAGTGCACGCGAGCCTGAACAGCCGTCATCACCTTGAGCTGCCGCTCCAAGAGAGCCAGTGTGGTTCCCACAGGCGCGTTGGCGCTCATGTCCGAGACCTTCATGTCAGCAGTCGCAGCAAAGCGACGGCCTTCATCAACGATGGTCTGCATCAAGTTGTACAGCGTAGCGCTTGGCTCTTTGTACGGCAGGGGCAAGATGCTGTCGCGGATGTTGCCAGAGGCTACGTCTACATCGCGCCACTCACCGGGAGCGATTGGTGTGTCGTCTCCCTTGATGCGCAAGCCACGGGACTTAAGACCGCCGGGCAAGTTGGACAACGTTCCTGCATCCACCAGTTGACGCATAAGACTAGTGGCTGACTTGGCAAAACCGCCGATAAGGTGGAACAGACCGAAGCCGTAAGCACCAAAGCCGGGGATGTACTGGTAATGTACAAAGTGCTGGCGCTTCAGGCGCAGGTCATCATCTTCCTTCCAGTTGCGGCGGATTGACAGGATGTCGTTTGTGCCTTTGATGATGGTGACGACGTAGGGCAACATGATGCCGGTCTCTTCTTCCTCACCATCTTCGCCTTCGGTCATGTCCTCGTAACCTTCAAGGTTCAAGTCAACGTGGCACTCATAGATGACATAGCGGTCATCGCTCAGGTCGTTGAAACCTGTCTCTTTGTCCTTGGCTTTCTGAATGTCAGTACGATCTTTGGGCGCATCGGGCAGGTCGATGTCCAAGTAAAACCCAGCTTGCTGAAGCTTCACGATCTCGTTCTTGGTCTTGCGCATGACGTGCGTGACGCGGTGGCAAGTATCCAAATCTGTTGCGCCGTAGGGCAGCAGCATGTCTTCCGCAGGCACAAACATCGACACCTGCCGGCCAAGGGCTGGGTCGTAGTAAACCTTCTTGAATGCTGAACCTGTGGCTGGCAGGCTCCACAACATGCGCTCATGCTCGGAGCGGTACTCGACCATGTTCTCGGTCAGCTCGTAGTTCATGTCGTCTTCGACGTTGGCTGCGATCTCTTTCAACTCAGGCGTATCTTTGCCCAAAATTTTGGAACGCACAGGCCCTTGCGCGGGGAACGTCTCAGTGATTGTCTCGGACTGGAACCTAACAACCGCCTCTGTAATCATTGGGTGGAACACACCGCAAGCGCCTTGCCATGGTTCTGTTCTTTCCTCGATCTGAAGCCCAAGCAGCTTCAAGCCATCAACGTAGGTTTTCTCCCACTCTTTGCGTGAGCCCTTGTCGTTGTCAATGTCAGAGACCAAGTCACCGGCCAGTGACTGCAAGGCACCATCGTCCATGTACTCGGCCAAGTTGTCATCAAAGCCTTCTTCAGTATCGTCTTGGCCGGAAATCAAATTGATCTCCATACCGTCCATACCAATGGTGACTTCTTCGGGATCAACGATCTCGATCTCCAAGGGGGACTCTTGCTCTGCCAGTGCATCAATGCCAGTGGGTTGCTGGTACAGCGCTTTGTCGATGTTCGTTGCCATGTTTGTCCTCAATAGTATGCGTGCGTCTTACGGCGGAAGATCGCGGGTTCGTCTTGCTCGTCCGTATCCAAACTGATAAAGCCGCCTTGCCTGAAGCGAAGCAGCGCCTGTGTTGTCGTATCCACGAAGTCGTCATGCTCGCCCACTGGGAAAGCCGCCATCTCCTCGATCACCTCGCGTGCCCAGCGTGTGTCCGGTGCCCAGACTTTACCACTGCTGAATAAATCCGCAACAGCATTGACACGCACCGTTTTGTCATTTCCCCTCGATGGGCTGAACTCCTGCACAGGTATGCCCATCGCCCTGAGTTCCTGAATCAGCGGCGCACCCGCGGCCTTTTTCTCCACAATGAAAGCATCAGGCTCCCACTCCTTGTAGTGCTTAAGTGCAATAGTCTTAAGTTCAGGGAAAGCCATGCGATCTTTAAACGCATCCAAAAGGATAAGCTGGGGCGAATCATTCTCTTCCTCGTTGTAGAAGATGCCCCACGTTGTGCACGCAGAGTAGTCGGAGTTGTTCTTGGTTTCAAACGCCGTGTCCCACGACTGGATGATGTACTCACACGCTGGCGGTTCATCGGCTTCCCAGATCCGCCACATTTTGCGGGAGATGATGGCCGAGTTCTCAGCCGTTGGCTGCTGCATGTACTGCGCGTTCCAATACCTTGGGTCAATGCTGGCCTTGGTAGATTTCAGAGCCTCGAGCGACCACTGCTCTGGCCAGAGGGACTTCTCGTCCTCTTCGCCTTCGTTCAGGATGGCCGGCAGTTCCACGATTTCCCAAGGAATAGCTTCGGGGTTTTTGGTCTGGTAGTCGATCAAACGGCCGGTCAGATCAAGCAGCGACCAGCGCGTCATGATGATAATAATCGCACCGCCCGGCATCAGACGTTGCAAAGGGCCCGTCTGGAACCAGCTCCAAGCTGTGTCAAACGCTAGACGGCTGTTGGACTTTACGTCTTGCTCCGAGTGAGGATCGTCAATAACAAATAAATCGGCCCCGCGACCAGCAAGAGCGCCACCAACGCCAGCGGCGTAATACTGACCGCCAGCAGAAGTTGACCATTTTCCCGCAGCCTTTTGGTCGTCCGCCACCAACGTATCAGGAAAGACTTCACGGTACTCCTCCGTATCAATCAAGTTTCGGATGCGCCGGCCAAAGTCCTCAGACAGACCCGCCGTGTGCGTGCCCATGATGATCTTCTTGTCTGGGTACTTGCCTAAAAAATAAGCAGGGAACAGGTAAGAGGAGAACTCAGACTTACCCATACGTGGCGCGATGTTGATAATCACGCGCTTCTTGCGCCCCTCGATCACGTCGGTAAAGATCTTGGCCAGCTTCTTGTGGTGTGGCCCCACTTTGAATCCGGGGTAGACCGCCTTGGCAAAGCCCAACATATTGGTATTGGCCGCCTTCAAACTGGCTCGTTTTTCCCGAAGCTCGAGGTCGGCAAAGAGTTCCGCCTTCTCCTCAAGGCTCATGTAAGGCAAAGCCTTTTGCATGGCGGCAAGCTCGCTCTTGCTCAGTGTGGTGAAATCATCACGCTTCATCTGAGTCCTTGGCGGCTGGATTCTCTTCTGGCTTGGCTTCTTCTGCTTCGTCTTCGCTGGTCACATCCACCACGTCGATGACGCCCATGAACCGGTTGAGCTTTTCTTTGATCCGTGTCTCAAGCTCAGTGTCCGACATTTCTTCTTTCTTGACCTCGATCTTCTCGGTGAAGAGGCCCACTTCCGTGACTTTACCTAAAGCAACCAGCGCTTTCAAGCGGATGTTGGCGTTTGGGTGTTCGGTTTCCTCGACCAGCTTGGCCACTGTGTAGCCCCTGATTTGTTTAGCTTGCTGAACAAATTCCCAGTCGTATGCCGACAACATGCCCACTAATCTTTGGACGGCCTCTGGCGTTTTCACGTTTGCCAGAGAGGTATGCGTCATTTCCGCAGGTTTGGCGGTGACGATGTTTGTGAAAGCAGTACGTGCTGCTTGGCTTTGGGACTCATTGACCAAAGTATCTGTGTCTACAGCGCCCAGCTCTTTGAGCCAGTCAACGGTCTTGACCATGCCGTCGACCACATCCGCTGGATCGTTCTTCTCCATCGGACGAAAGTTACCCTGATGCGCCTGCACCTCGGGTTCGAAATTGATTAAGTGATCTAACATCTGCGCATAAGCCCTTGAACCTGCGATGACTCTAATGTACACTTAAACCGAGTGGGTGCGCAAGATCGTTTTTGGCCTTTGGCCAAACTCATCAAGTTCGCTTGCTTTCTCCTTGATGGTTTAGTTGCCATCCTTACGCCCCGGGACAGTCTGCAGACCCCCGGGGCTTTTTTTATTTGGGGGTGTCAAGCGTTAGACAAAGGTATTTCTGAATTTTTATAAAATTTTTGGGGGTAGTACTTTGGTTTGTAGGAATTTGTGATCTGGGATTGAGGGGTGGGGTTAGACATAGTTAGATTTTGTTAACTTTTATGTTGTGTGTACTAAGGTTCTACAAAGTTTGCTGTGCGGTTATGGAACAGTGTTCGTATCTGGCAGCGACCCCCCGTCAATATATGGCTTGGTGGGGGATGGGTGGGGTCGCCGAAAAGCCAAAAAAGGGTCAAAAACGCCAAAAATGGGGTCAAAGTGACCCGAAAAGGCAGGGATAAAGGGCGATCGAATAGGGGTCACCGCACAATAGAGTTTGTCTAGGGCAGTCAACCCAAGGCAATTCAATTAACTCAAGGAGAAATCACCATGACAAACAAAGCCAAAGCATTTACAGTTCTCAACACATTCGCCGATTCAAGAGTCGCGCTCATTCAGGGCATGAAAGACGCGGGTTACGCGACAATCGAAGCGTGTCGCCCCATTGTGATCGAATGGGCATGCGAGAAGACTGGCGCGGAATACCGCGAGACGAAGTCAGGCAAGGTTGTCCTTGTCACCAGTAGCGCGAACTACGAGGGCGCGAAAACCACAGTGCGCGACATCATGCACATGATCGAGGGCACAACACGCCGTAAAGCCTCAAGCGCCAAGAAAGAACCCAAGGACGACGTTGCGAAAATCATCGAAGCCTTCAACAAACTGAGCGCATCGGATCAGAAGCGCGCCTTGAAAGCTCTCGGTGCATGATTTTCGGGTCACAGTGACCCGCTTTTTTCTGGCGACGCAAGAGAAAGAGCCTCTTGCGTTGTTTCGTTTCTTGTCTATTCATTTTTAAACCCAAGGAGAACCCCATGAAATTCGCTTTTATCCCTAAAGCCCAATACCGCATCGGGCAAATCATTGAAGTGCACGGCAAACCCATGCGTGTTGAAAGTTACACGCACACAGGCAAAAACGTAGTGGTTCACACCCTAGAAAATGCCAAGCGTTTTGAACGCATCGTGTGTGTTTGCACAGATGCCCCCGCAATTTCGGCAATCAACTAAACCCCAAGGAGAACCGCATGCCTTTATTCGCAACACCCTCACCCAAAGACCTCGCGCTTGCTACATGGCAACACCAACAACGCCCCTACTTCATGGCCAAGATAGCCCACGCTCAACGCAAGGAATCGGGTCACAAAGACCCGAAAATCTCGAACCCGCGAAAATGACCCCAAAAACTAGCTATCCACATTTTCGCGACTATCCGCAAGGTCAGACACCCGCAAACCCGCATGGATTCAGGCGTCCTCAAAAAAGTATCCAACTATCTATCTTTTTAAATATATTTATATATATAGGAGTATTTATTTATATGTGTGCACATTCTCGCAAGCTCGACAAGCCGTGCAAACCTTGTAGCTTGAAAGCATTTTGTAAAAATGATAGATACTTGGACACTTTTTGGCGTACACTAGCGTTCATGCGGTCTGCGGGCTGTCCAAGTCTGCGGATAGTTGCGAAAATGCACGGATACCTCCAACCCTAGAAAGCGAAAATCATGGATACCTCCTACAAACACTACCTAAAACTCACCCCAAACCAACTCCACGCACGCCTCGTGGCACGCAAAACTCCGCCGTATCAGGCCGAGAACATCAAGCGAATCGTGGCCGAGCAACAGGCCATACTCAAGTCAGAGAACGCCCGAACCAAACAACTCACCCGATTGTGGCGTGAGTTCATGCAACCCCTTGAGGCTGAGCGTGACAACGTGCAAGGCATGTTGCGGTACAAAGGCGGTAGCGAAAATGATGCGAGGCGTGAGGCACTCGAAGCGTACCTGACTGTGCTGAACGCACTCAAGGCGAAGATGCTGAACCACTGCAAGATCGACCGCAAGACACCGACCATGATCGCATCGGACAAAGACTTACCCAATGACGGCACGCATTGGACTGATTGGGTACCCGCGAAAATCAAGGGACGAGTGCTTGACCTGTTCGATCAGATCGAACGCAAGCCCAAGGCGAAAATGAAAATCCCATTCGAGCGCCTCGTACCCACCACGCTACACGCCAAGCAAGTTACGCGGCTCAGGAACCGCACACTAAAAGATTTGGCCATGGCTGAGCAAGCGCAAGAGCTTGACCCGCACGCAGAGAACGAAGCCAAGGTCAGGCAGATCAGATACGCCCTTGACCTGATGGATGTACTGGATGACAACGAACCTGTGCCTGCGACATGGCATGGGTTAAATAAAAACGGGTCACAGTGACCCGAATGTGTGACTGCTTCGCCGTGTGGCAGTCACACCCTACCTTGAAATCACACGGCACTTGCAACTAAGGAGAAAGTAAATGAAATCATGTAGAAATTGTGAGAACGCAACACACGATGGTTACTTCCATGTCAGGCTTATATGTGGGCTGAATAGGAAAGTAATCGTGCCGTTCTCTAAGAACCTAGAAGAAAACAAACAAGCCGATGCTTTCGCACAGCGCGAAGCTAAGTACTGTTCAGCATACACACCCGAAGGAGAAATGAAATGAGTACGGATACATACGAAGAACAGTACTGCTACCACTGCGGGTATCACCACCCCGATGCTAGCGATGGCAACTGGGCAGAGGCAGGATGCGATGACTACGAACAACCAACCGAAGGAGAAATGAAATGACTGTACTAACAACGCCTGACCAGATGGAGATGGCACGACTGCTCACACTGAGGGCGATGCTAAAGCTAGAGATTCTCGGCATGAGCCGAAGCAAAGGCCCAAGCGCATACAGCATCCTGAAGAAAGAGTACGGATGCACAGGCACACGCCAAGCGGTGCTCGAAGAACTGAACGCATGGCGAGATCAACTGTTAAACCAAGGAGAAAGTAATGGCACGAATAGATGAAGACGCGATGGATGCGCTTAGGTTAGTGCGGGAGTTCCTGCACATGTACGGACACGACTTGATGGGGGATACGTTCTACACGTCCTATCATTTTCGGCAAAACTTTTTATTGGTAGCCGGTGCGGTAGACAAGGTGGTCAGCCGAGACGCACGAAGAACCACGAGAGTAACTAAACAAACCAAAGGAGAAACGAAATGAAAACTAAGACAGACAAAGCCCTAACGCTAATGATGACCGCATGTTTCATGCTATCCATGTACATCGGATACACGGGGCTCGATGAGTTCGGGGTTGGGTACTTGTGGCTCGGGCTGTACACCATCGGGGCGTACGGCTTGGCGTATCAGGTGTTCAAGTATTTTGTAAGTGAAGCAACTAACTAACCACAACCAAAGGAGAAAGCAATGACTACAACAAACAACACATACGACGGCACACAGATGCTGGAGATCATGACCAAGGCAGAGCGTGCCATTCGCATCGTGGACAATGACTACCGAGTCGCCTACCACACGGCGCGTGACTCCGGTACTGCCATAGCCATTGACATTGAGCGTGAGCAACGCCGATGGATTACCCGTGAGATACAACGCTATCCCATGCACGAGGCTGTCAAAGCGGCAGTACTGCTCGCTCGTCCCTATGACTGGCAACAGATGCTTCTTGAATGGCCGCATGTATCCCAAGGCGATAAGTCTAAGATCGCATACACACAGAACGAGGACAAGGGACGGCGTGACATTCAGACTGTCACATCGGTGGGCAAGTATCTCAACAGACACTTCGCCCTCGCCGATCACGTCATCCGCGATCTAGTCTCACGCTACGGCACAGCATCGCAGTTCAAGTTCGTACATACAACAGCCGAGATGATCTACCACCTACATCGTGGGCCTCAGTCGTGCATGGTATGGGGCGAGGATCGCGGTGTCGGCTGTCGTGACGGCGTGACGCGTCACCCCTATGAGGCATACAACCCCAAGTACGGGTGGCACATGGCCGTGCGTATCGAGGGCGACAAGACCATGGGGCGTGCGCTGTGCATGACCAACCCCGACACAGGGTACAAGTATTACGTTCGTACCTACCTCAGACCATCTAACGATTCATCGTACAGCCAAGCCGATGCAGGCATGGAGAACTGGCTTGCCGATCAGGGCTACGCCAAGGAATCTAGTTGGCAAGACGGCGAGAAGCTAGCGTACTACGAGACACGCGATGACTTCCTCTCTCCCTACCTTGACGGCAGTGACAAGCATGTCAAGATTGATTGTGCAGGCAACGAGACATACATCGTGGTCGATGCGGATGGTGACTACATCTGCGATCAGACTGGCGGTGCACCTACCGAGTACAACGACAACACCTTCGAGTGCGCTGACTGCGGTGACGATACCGACGAGGACGATGGCTACTGGGTCGGTCGCTACGAGGACTCTCGTGTATGCACCCACTGTCAGGAGAACAACTACCGCTATGCGTACAGCAGGGGTGGCGATCAGTACTACATCCACGAGGACGATGTGGTGTATGTCGAGTCTCAGTCTGACTACTACGATGTCGAGCGTTTGTCTGACAACAACATTGTCGAGCTTGAGAACGGCGAGTACGAGCACATCGAGGAAGCCGTTGAGATTGACGGCGAGTGGTATCACATTGACGATGAGCGCATCTGCCGTACCGAGGACACCGATGAGTACATGCTGAAGGACGATGAATGCTGGCAGTGCGAGGAGTCGGGCAATTGGTACACCGATAACTGCGTCGAGTGGACTGAGTATCAGGGCAAGCGTTACCATGACGATTACATCCCGCAAGACATCGCTGACGCGACTGCCGACAAGGATGACGATGCCGAGGACGAGGCGGATGCTACCCCACCTGCTACACCCGAGCCAACGATGCTAACCATGGACATGCTGTGGAACACGCACATGCTGTGGGACTACTCGATAGCCATGGATCAAGTCACGATCAGCATGACCTATGTACACGATGGCCACACGCTACACGCTAAGGGCGTATACAGCACAGAGTTTGTCAACAGCATGGACAGAACAGAGTTCAACAGAATCACACGCAACAAACTCTGCACCGCCTTGGTTACTCAGGCATACAACAACTCACTCGCAATAATCTAAGGAACAATCATGAACAAGAAATCTACACTTTACAAAACACTCGCTCGTGCGTTGTCCGCCAAGCGTCCACACAATACTGTCGCTGTGTCAGCGTTCACCGAGTGGCTGTTCAATTCTCTCCCTTCAACCCTTAAGTCTTTCACTAGCGTTGACGGCGCGGGTAATCTCCACGTTGACAATCGCATCGCAGGTTCGCGTACCCTGTTCATCGCTCACGTTGACACAGTACATCGTGAGGTAGGTGCCAACAAGATACGCAAGACCAAGGCTATGTGGTATGCCGATGGTGCACCGCTCGGTGCTGATGACGGCGCGGGTTGTGCCATGCTGATGCACCTCATCCATGCGGATGTCAAGGGCTACTACATCTTCAGCCAAGGCGAGGAGTGCGGTGGTATCGGTGCTAAGTTCTTGGAGAGCACGCACAAGTCTTTGCTTTCGCAGTTCGATCGTGCCATAGCGTTTGACCGCAGGGGTACGGACAGCGTCATCAGTCATCAGGGTTGGGGTCGCTGTGCTTCGGATACATTCTGTCAAGCCCTAGCTGACGCGCTTAACTTGCACGATGAGAACCTGATGTATGCACCCGATGACACTGGCGTGTACACCGACACTGCTGAGTTCGTTGACATCATCCCCGAGTGCACCAACATCAGCGTGGGCTACAACAGCGAGCACAGTCAGCAAGAGTCTCTTAACATCGCGCACTTCGAGTTGCTTGCTCAGTCTGTATTGCAAGTCGAATGGGATAAGCTGCCTGTCGATCGTGACCCAACTGTGCCCGAGTACAAAGAAACCAAGTACGACACAGGTTTGACCAACTGGTGGAGTACATACGACAAGGGCTACACCGAGCGCAACATCAACCAAAGCAGATACTTTTCTAAGTGGGAGGATGACGAGTACTGGCAGACCGAGGACTTACTTGACGGCCTGTACGATGCGATGGTTGGGCATCACGACTTCCTGCTTGAGCAGATCAGCGAGGCGGTGTATCCCGAACAACCTGACCTTGCGTTGCGGTTCCTCAACCGCAAGCTACTGACCGATGACCTATTACAAGAAGCGCTGATACAGGCGCGTACCTACGACGCATCGACTGTGCTGTGCACGCTGTTCGATGCCATTCATTGTGAAGCATAAGCGGGTCACTGTGACCCGTATTTAAAAGGAGAAAGTAAATGAAGAAAGTAAACACAACAAGTGGTGCACTGCGGGCGGCTAAGCGGTACCTATGGGATGGTTCAGGGGGGTGGAACAGTTACCTCCATGACCCAATCATGCGTGTGTATATCTGCGACTCAATTCGCAAGGCGCACTATGAGGAGCAAATTACGCAGAAGTCCATGAGAACCGCAACCGCGCTCATCGTGGGGCGGCTCGGCCCGCATGGTTCTGTCGGGCGATGGCTGGAAGTCAACGTGGGATACCGCGTGAAGTTCGGGCGCGGGCATAACGAGTATCACAAACAAGTACAAGCCTACCGACACCGGTGGCTTGACGCACTCATCAAAGAACTTGAATCAAAAGGAGAATGAAATGCAAGGACTAGACGCTTACTACGATGGCCTACTGGCCGAACACCAACGCACGTTGGACAGGCAAGCATACGAGGATGAGCAAAGGGATAGGCTACGCGATCGCATCGCTGACCTACTGCAAGAACATCACTTCGCTGAACTCTCACGCCTGACTGGTGAGGACGACACGCTGTGTCGCAAGCTAGTGCATGAGCTGTACAGCAAAGACCCCAACGACTGGCACGCTGAGTATGTAGGCGATGACTACTGGGGTATCTATGGCAAGAACTTCTCGGGCGAGTGGATAGATGAGAACGGCGAATGCCTGTGCTTTAACACCGAGGAAGAAGCAAACGATTACATCAAGGAGGAAATTAAATGAAAGTAGAAGACAAAGTTGACCTGTACATGCGCTGTATTGAGCATGACCTGCGCAGATACCTGATGGATCCATCAGACTTCAGAAGCGAATACTTCGAGGACATCCACCAACTGGTGCTCGAAGTTATGTACCGCCTCGACATCACACCCGATGAAGACAAAGGAGAAGACGATGATGACACCCTATGAAAAATTTGAAAGAGTAATACTTCTGTTAGCCATTATGGTACTGGCCTGTGATCTCTTTTACTGGCGGCCATTCTGACTACTATCAACAACTCTTTTTCGCGTGGGAATTCCCTGAACGCGGGGAAATTCCCCTTGACTTTTGTCTAAGCCTAGACAAATAATGGCAAAAACTAAGGAGAAAGCTATGTCAAAACATGTTCCGTACGATACGGGCAAGGTCAAAATTGGCCTGCTCTACACACCGCCATCCCCTATCCCAACACCCGAGGAAGACTGGGCACAGTCTGTCCTGTTAGGGGACAAGCAGGGTCTCACAGACCTTGAGCAAACCACCCTTTTATCCATCGCGGCAATCGCCGTAATCACCCTTGTCATGCTCTTACTAGGAGGAAACCCAAATGCCTGACATTCAAACCGCGCTTAGCAATGCACTTAAAAACACAATCAACAACTGGGAGAAAGACGATATGCAAACCACACAAGCAAACACACAGACTCAAGGCATCAACTACGACACCCGCAAGAAACTGTTTGGTGTTACCAACAACGTGACCCGAGCCACGTTCGAGTTCATTAAGAAGCACCCCAACCTGACCAACGCTGAGATATGCGCAGACATGGAGAAGCTGGGCTACAAAGAAAGCTCGGTGGGTTCACTGCTTGCACAGTTTGCCAAGCAAGGGTTGGCTGAGCGCGATGATCGGGGCAGATACATTACCATCGTGCCTGAGTACCGCCCATTGAAAGCCAAGAAGAAAGAAGCCAAGGTTGTGCCCAAGCCCGTAGAAGTTAAGGTCAAGCGCAAGTACACTAAGCGTGCTACGAACGGCGTGACAGGCATCGGTGCATTGCTACGCGAGAAGCTGGAAGCTATGCCTACGCCTAGCCAAGATGCACTTGATGCGGCCGCATACGCCATGGGCGGTGCGCTGTCCCACGGAGCCAAACGAGCCACAACAATCATCCGCTCACGCACCCCCGAGGACATCGTCAACAACATGACTGTGTACGAAGCGCGTGCGCTGTACGTCCACTTGAAGCAGTTGTTTGGTGGCTAAAATGAGCGACCAGAAAAACTGGGATGCGGCTGTAATAAAAACGTGGCGGAACGCAGGGTCAGTCTTTGATGCGGTGAGCTTGTTCCACGCTTTGTCAGGCAAGAGACTTGACGAGTGCGATCCGCCATTGAAGCGCGTTCCGCCCGTACCATACCCTTGGAAGATTGGCATCAGAGTTTTTGTTGCCAACCACTTATCCAAGATCAGCAAACGCTTGTGGGAGCAAACGCCGGACAAGGACATACTACTCCTGCGCAAGCTCGAGACAAGCCCGTACGATACGGAGAAAGACGCGATACACGACAGGGAACTTGACAATGCAAGAGGGCAGTACATAAGTGCCCGCAAACGCATAGCCATGAGTACGCTAGATGTATCCAACCAAGGCTATAACACCGACTGGAACGTAACCAAAGGCTCAGTAAGAGTCAGGAGAAAAAGATGAACATCACAATCTACACCAAGGCTAACTGCCCCAACTGCACAACGGCCAAGATGGTCATGGACATGGCGGGGCTGAACTACGAGGAGGTTGACATCATGGTGGGCGATCGCTTCGCTAACTTCGTGGCTCACTACCCCGATGCTAAGCAGATGCCGCAGATCTTCATCAACGACCAGCGCGTGGGTGGAGTGGCCGGCCTGCAAGCCGCGATGAAACAGTTGGGGTATTGATATGACACAAGATGAAATCATTGAGATGGTACTAAAAGCGCATAATCCGCCAACTACAACTAGGTGGTGGGATATGGATGTTATAGCGCTTGAAGCCTTTGCCAAGCTAGTAGCACAGCATGAGCGTGAGGCGTGTGCCGACATTGCTGAGAACTGGAACAGCAATGGGTTCCCGCGCACTGGAGTGGCGAATGAAATCCGAGCAAGAGGTGAAGCATGAGAAACTTTGTTTTTTGTTTTTGTCTATTCATGTCTGGATGTATGTCTGCTCACTATTGCTGGCAGTCTCAGGTATGCGTTTTGGAAAGCAAGAGGTGAAGCATGACAAAAGTCCTGAACCCATGGGAAGAACTTGCGCAGGTGCAACGGCCAAGCATCTTTATGTCTGACCCCTACTTCCGCGCAAAGAACCCAAGCAACCAACTCAAAACGGAGGAAGACCTTGGATACAAACAGTTTGGCGTGTTCACCCGCGCCAAGGAACGACAACCAAACAAGCATGAAGGAGTACTGGTACATGCCCCGACCAAAGCCCCCCGCCCCCCTAAAGGCACGATACGTACGTTTAAGTGACGCGGAGTGGGAGAAGTTTCAAGAGATGGGCGGTGCTGCTTGGCTACGCAAGGCCATGGGCACCAGACCACGGAATTATTACGAAGTGTTCGAGCGTCCACGCAACCCTGCTGACGCTGTATTTTTAAACCGCAAGGAGAAAGAACGAAATGATTAGTAACGACAAACAGATGGACTTGTTCGCAGGACTCAATGGCCTCACGGCTGATGACTTGCAGATCAGTGGCACGCACTACAAAGATATGCCTGTGCAACCATGGGCTGTGATGGAGTTGATACTCACGAGCGACGAGTTCGAGGGCTTCCTCAAAGGCAACATCATCAAGTACACCATGCGTGCCGGACGCAAGGACGGAAGCGATGACGCAGGTAAAGCCAAGCACTACATGCAGAAACTTAAAGAAGTGAGAGGGTACTAACATGATCGAACCAATTACAGACGGCGAAGTGCCGACATACGTGAACCTCTACGAAGGCGCTACGCTTGAGCAGGCTGGCCATATCTGGAACAGCGTCATCAAAAGCGATGGTGGTCACTGCCCAGTGTGCGATCGCTGGGGTAAGCTGTACAGGCGCGGTATTACTGCGGCCATGGCACGGCAGTTGATCTGGCTGTGCCTACAAAACCCGCGTGAGGATGGTTGGATCGACGTACAGCGCACTGCACCGGTGTGGATGCTGCGCACCCCTCAACTAGGTACGTTGCGTCACTGGAACATGGTTGTGCCTGCCCCTGTGAGTGGTGCCAAGAGCCGTTCAGCAGGGATGTGGAAGCCTACGCCTATCGGCCTTGCGTTTGCGTACAAGCAACTGAGTGTGCCCAAGTACAAGTACATCTACAACGACACTGTGTATGAGAGCGAAGGCCCCGACATCGACATCGTTGGTTGTATCGGTGAGCACTTTAACTACGACGAACTTATGAAAGCTAACTTTTATGGCGAATACACCGGAAGCGAAAGTGAAGACGGCAGTGAGGAAGCTGCTTGACTCCCTTGACATCTACCACTTCATGCCCCCCGCTAATGGCTTCGGCCGAGCGGGTATACCTGACATCGTTGCTTGCATGGACGGACACTTCATCGCCATCGAATGCAAAGCTGGCAAAGGACAAACCACAGCACTGCAAGACAGGGAACTCAACGCCATCCTCAACCATGGCGGAACCGTGTTCATCGCACGGGAGCACAACCTGCTTGAGTTGAAACTATTACTGACGGAGCTACGCAATGAGCTACATAGAACCTGACTTCTCAATGACAGAGGAAGAACTCGAGCGCCGAGTCGAAGCCATGTCGGACGAGGAACAACACCACTTCAGACTACTGATCCACAAGTTGGTGATGTGTTATGGCGATGGTAAAGCGCAAGGCATTGTCATCATTGGCCGTGCTGAAGATCAAATGGCAGGAGTCGTCACCCTAAACTGTGACGAGATGGAGGCGTCGCAACTCATGTTGGCGGCAAACGATTTTTTCGGCTTTCTAAACCTCCTCGACGCACCACCAAAAGAAAACTTTAATTAACAACAAGGAGAAAGCAATGGCAAAACTACCATACACATACACAATATGCCCAGACCAAGAGGCGCCCAAGCAGTTCACTGCAAGCTGCGCAGACATGGGGGAGCTACTACGGCACAGCCCTAACGGAGACCTGACCATCAATCAGAAACGCACCGCTACATGGGACGCATGGTCGGGTAACCACATGGGTCACATTGAGGAAGTGTTGCATGCAATGGAACAGGAGAGAAAGAAATGACACACGAAGAACTATTCAGCCTTGCAGACAAGGTAGGGCTTGGCTTCATCAGGCACGCCAGCGACAAGGACATCGAGAAGTTTGAAGGTCTGGTCAAACTGGTAGCGTTCAATGAGCGTGAAGCAATTGCTCAGATGGTTGAGTCATGGTTACTGCACGAGTACGTGGAGAAGATACGCAACAGGGGACAAGCATGACTGACTTTGGAAAAGCACCGATCAAAATGGAGGGCGGCATCGCTGACCCTGACGAGTTCGAATGGGATTGCATCTGTGAAGACTGCAAGGTCAAGTACCAGAAGTGGAAAGAAGCCTACGACATTCAACAGAAACAACTGAGGGGTGAAGCATGACACGAGATGACATCACCAAGATGGCGATCGAAGCCAAACTGCCGCACTACTGGGAATCAGGGGATGAGATTGTTTACATCGAAAGAATTGAACACTTCGCCAAGTTGGTAGCACAACACGTACTGTCAAACACTGACCCAAGTAGTTTTATGACTTACCAAGAAGGCTTTGAGGCGGGTAACAGATTGGCAATTGATGGGGTATGCAAGCAACTGCGCCTGCTACACGATTCGTATGCACTTGCGTCTGACCCCGGACAACTTCGTCAAAGGGGCACCAAATGACTTGGCCATTCCCACCATTCCCAAACCCCAAGCATAAAGACCAACGCAAAGCTAAGTTCAACCCTGAGAATGAAGAGGACGCGCCACTATGATTGAAGGCTTTGACCACGTAGGCACTGACCACAAGTGCAGTGTCTGCCAGTGTGACTTCACCGATGACGAGGGCGGTATACAGGGCTACCTTGGCATACTGCCAGTGGCCTTCTGCCCTACTTGTTTTGCCGGCCTGTGTGACATGGTTGAGCAAATCAAAGACCGTGAGTGGGAAGGGCTGACGGATGAAGAAATACAGGGCTTCAGACAGCGATACAAATTTAGCAAAGCGCTTTTAAAAGAAGCCGAAGACATACTCAAGGAGAAAAATGAGCGCACCATATAAACAAATCATCACGATCGACTTTGAAACAAAGTGGGATACCAAGGACGGGTACACACTTAGTAAGATGACAACGGAGGAATACATACGTGACCCAAGATTCAAAGCATTCGGAGCCTGCATCCACGAGTTTGGATCAGACAAGATTACACAGTGGTACAGAGGTGATGAGCTACCGCGCATCCTTGCTTGTTACGACCCTGCTACTACTGCTGTTCTGGCTCACAACGCTCAGTTCGATGTATCTATATTGGAGTGGACGTATGACTGGCATCCATGCTTTATTTTTGATTCTCTGTCCATGGCTCGCGCTCTACGGGGTGTTGAAGTTGGCAACTCACTGATGAAGTTGGCCGAAGCTTTCGGCCTGCCGCCCAAGGGCAACGCGGTGTACAACACCAACGGCTACGACAGCCTGACACCAGAGATGGAGAAGGAGCTGGCCGACTACTGCGCACACGATGTGTACTTGTGCGAGGAAATATTCAAGCGCTTGGTCAAGGGCTACCCGTCCAGTGAACTCAGGCTCATCGACATGACACTCAAGATGTACACACGCCCAGTGTTGCAGCTCGACGCCCTCATGCTACAGAACGCAATCGAAAAGGAGAGAGAAGATCGTGAAGCACTACTACAGAAGCTCGGCGTGGAGGAAGCTGCGCTTGCGTCGAACCCGAAGTTTGCGCAAGCCCTCACTGCGCTGGGCATCCAACCCCCAACTAAAGTCTCTAAGACCACAGGTAAAGAGGCGCTTGCTCTTGCAAAGAACGATGCGCTATTTCAAACGCTCCTCAATGGTGAACGCGAGGACGTTGCCCTCCTTTGTCAAGCGCGCCTTCGGGTTAAGTCCACAACCGAACGTACCCGAGCACAACGCTTCCTCGACATCAGCCAACGCGGTGCGCTTCCTGTCCCCCTCTCCTACTATGGTGCTCAGACGGGGCGATGGACCGCGGCCAAAGGCTCGGCCATTAACATGCAAAACCTCAAGCGAGGCTCGTTCTTACGCAAAGCGATTATGGCTCCCGAAGGTTATCAGCTTGTCGTGGGCGATCTCTCGCAGATTGAACCGCGAGTACTTGCGTGGCTTTCGGATTACCAAGATATGCTCACGATCTTCAGGGCAGGCGGTGATCCTTACGCCGCGTTTGGTGCGCAGATGTTTAACATACCCGGACTTAGTAAGGAATCGCACCCAGACCTACGGCAGTCTGCAAAAAGTGCGCTCTTGGGTTGCGGCTATGGACTCGGTTGGGCGGCATTTGCAGCGCAACTGCTTGTCGGATTTCTTGGTGCACCGCCCGTTAGGTACGAGAAAGATTTTGCTAAGAAGCTTGGTGTAGACGGCGCGTACATCGACAAGTTCCTTGAGTGGGATGACAACTACACCAAGATGATGGAGATACCGCACACCTGTAGCGATCAGGAACTCCTGATTCACTGCGTGGCGGCCAAGAAGATCATCGACAAGTACAGGGCTACTGCGCACCCCGTTGTGAGCTTCTGGGACATGTGCTCTGGCCTGATACAAACATCGCTTGCAGACGGCAAAGAGTTCGTGTATAAATGTATTACCTTCAAGAAGGGGGAGATAGTTTTGCCCAACGGCATGAGCTTACTTTACCCTGACTTGCGACAGCAGAAGGACGAGAAAGGTAGGAGCCAGTGGGTATACGGGCCAGACGCTACCAAGCTGTACGCAGGCAAGATTACGAACAACGTGGTGCAGGGCACTGCGCGTATCGTGATGACAGATGGGATGCTACGAACCGCAAAGAGGTACTTTGTGGCGGGGACGGTACATGACGAGCAGATCGTTGTTGTGCCCGAGGCAGAGGTTGAGGAAGCTAAGACTTGGGTCTTGGCTCAGATGACTATGGAGCCGAGCTACATGCCCGGTATTCCGTTGGACGCTGACGGTGGTGCGCACCGTAGGTATGGGTTAGCAAAAAACTAAAAGGAGAGAGTATGAGATTACCCACACGCATGCGTGTTGGCAAGAAGTGGTACAGCGTGGAGGTGGTGGAAGCCATGCTTCACCGCCGAGACATGGGGCGCACGTTCTACCCAGAGCAGTGCATCCGGCTTGGCAAGATGAGCAACGTCACGGGCAGGAAGTTTACCAAGGACGAGCTGGCCGATACGTTCTGGCACGAAGTCGTGCACGCCATTCTTGAAGACATGGGTCAGCACGAGCTGAACAACAACGAGGCATTCGTCACACAGTTTGCCAACCGATTAACAGTAGCCATCAAGACTGCGAAGTTTGAATGACCAAGCCAATTACATGGAGCCACTCCTCCCTCAAAGACTACGAGGGCTGTGCCCGTAGGTATCACGAAGTCAAGGTCTTGAAGAACTACAAGTTCCAAGAGACTGAAGCGACGCGCTACGGCACGAGCCTACACGAAGCCGCAGAGCTTTACATCAAGGAAGGCAAGCCCATCCCCCCAGAGTTCGAGTTCATCAAGGATACGCTCGATGCTCTCAACGCCAAGCCCGGCCGCAAGCTGTGCGAGTACAAGATGGGTCTGACTGTTGACTTAAAGCCCTGCGAATTCCTTGGCAAAGATGTATGGCTTCGTGGCATTGCAGACTTGCTGATCGTGGACGATGACAACTTAACTTGTTGGGTTGTGGACTACAAGACAGGCAACAACAAATACCCCGATCGTGAGCAACTTAAACTGATGGCGCTCATGGTATTCGCCCACTTCCCACACATCAGGAAGGTCAACGCAGCGTTGCTGTTCGTGGTCAAGAATGATATGGTTAGGGCGTCATATACGGTTGACCAAGCCGATGCAGAGTGGTGGCAGTATCGCCAGCGCGTAGCTAGGATTGAGCAAGCGCATGCGTCAGGCGTATGGAACCCAAGACCATCACCACTGTGCCCATGGTGCCCAGTTACAACTTGTGAAAATCACCCAAAACATTAAGGAGAAAGACATGCACATTTACGACATAGACATCATGACCGATTCAGACGAAGGCCGCACACTCAATGCGTGGTCAGCAAAAGCGAACAACATGGCTGATGCAATTCAAGACGCGCTTGAAAGAAACAAAAACATGCTCAGCAGCACAACAGAAGGCGCGGTCATGATTACAGTTACCAAGCAACTCTCGAAGCAGGCAGAGGCAGCAAACGCAAAAGCCCGAGCCACGGTCGAGAAGATGATGCCTGAGATGACACGGCTCATGACTGTCGAGTCATCCGTTTCGATTGAAGAATTACTTAAACCCCCTGTTAAACATTAGGAGCAATCATGGCTACACGCAACTACCGCAGTGAGTACGACAACTACCAAGGCAAGCCCGAGCAGATCAAGAAACGCGCAGAACGAGTCAAGGCTCGGCGCATGATGGAGAAGACCGGTGCGGCCACCAAGGGTGACGGCAAAGATGTAGACCACATCAAGCCTATGCGCTCAGGCGGTACGTCAGCTAAGGGAAACCTTCGTATGCGAAGTAAGTCAGCGAACCGATCAGATAATAAATAAACGGAGAAAGCATGGAAATCATCGAGGACAAAGCACTTGTCTTTCGCACTCGCAACCCACAGAAGTATCAGGTAATACCCAAGCACAAAGTCATGGAACGCTCCGATGGGGGCTTCGATGTCGCTGTGTATTGGGGGCTTGACGAATGTCGGGTACTGCGCAATCTAGGTGTGAAAAACATTCAGTCGCCCATCACTAGGCGATACAACTGGCCGGGGAAATACAAGCCCATGAAGCACCAGATCGAGACCGCATCTTTCTTAACGCTCAATCGCAAAGCCTTCGTGTTTAGCGAGCCGGGCACTGGCAAGACGCTCTCAGCATTGTGGGCCGCCGACTACCTGATGCAACGCAAAGAAGTCAGGCGCTGTTTGATTCTGTGTCCCTTGTCGATCATGCAGTCTGCATGGCTTGGCGATCTGAATAACAGCATCATCCATCGCTCTGCCATCGTCGCGCACCATGCGCAGGCTAGTCGCCGTATCGAGATGGTTCAGCAAGACTACGAGTTCGTCATCGCCAACTATGACGGGTTGAACCTGATCGCTGACGAGATCAACAACGATGGGCGCTTTGACTTAATCATTGTCGACGAGGCTAATGCTTACAAGACCATGACAACCAAGCGTTGGAAGACGCTCAAGTCCATCGTGAAGCCCAACACGTTCCTCTGGATGATGACTGGTACGCCTGCATCGCAGTCGCCTGCTGATGCGTACGGCTTGGCCAAGTTGGTTAACCCCGACAACGTGCCCAAGTTCTTCACTGCGTGGCGCGATCAGGTCATGCACAAGATCACGATGTTTAAGTGGGCGGCTAAGCCCAACGCCCCTGAGTTGGTACATCAAGCCTTGCAACCGGCCATTCGCTTTACCAAAGAGATGTGCCTTGACTTACCGCCGGTCATTACCATGACGCGTGAAGTACCGCTGACACCACAGCAGGCCAAGTACTACAACATGCTCAAAGACAAGATGATGGTGCAGGCGGCAGGCGAGACCATCAGTGCAGTCAATGCGGCGGCCGGCGTATCAAAGCTCTTGCAGATCAGTTGCGGTGCGGCGTACACAGACGACAGGGAAGTTGTGGAGTTCGACTCAGCGCCTCGCCTTGGTGTGCTTGAGGAAATCTTGGAAGAGACAACACGCAAGGTCATCATCTTTGCGCTGTTCCGAAGCACCATCGACACCATCTACAACCACCTCTTGAAGAAGGGCATCTCTGTTGAGTGCATCCACGGCAGTATCACACCGCCAAAACGCGCAGACACAATCCGTAGATTCCAGAGTGAGCCTGACCCTCGCGTGTTGGTGATGCAACCGCAAGCTAGTGCGCACGGGATTACCCTGACTGCTGCCGACACTGTGATCTTCTATGGGCCACTGATGAGCGTGGAGCAGTACGTGCAGTGCATAGCACGAGCCGATCGTAAAGGTCAAGATTCCGACAAGGTTACTGTGATACACATTCAGGGTAGCCCGATCGAGAAGAAGATGTTTAAAGCACTAGAAGATAAAGTAAGTGATAACTCTTTACTTACAGAGATGTTCGACACAGAAATAAATTCTTGAAAGGGGGTTGCAACGCAAAGAAAACTATGTAAACTGTCAAACCTTAGACAAAAATAATCACAGGAGAAAGCACAATGTCTGAAGAAACCCAAGAGCCAGTCCCTCTGGACAGGCTTGCAAAAATCTATCGCAAAATCAAGGAGCGCATCGACCTGCTGACGCAAGAGTACGACAACGAAATCGAAACTCTGAAGGCACAGCAAGATGAGATCCGCTTTGCGATGAAAGACCAGATGAAGTCCATGGGCGTCAAGTCCGTGCAGACTTCCTTTGGAACTGTGTCAATGGTGACCAAGACGCGTTACAACACGCAGGACTGGGACTCATTCAAGAAGTTTATTCTTGAGCATGAAGTCGTGGACTTGCTGGAGAAACGCATCGCGCAAACCAACATGGCACGGTACCTCGAAGAGAACCCGGGCTCTCTCCCTCCGGGCTTGAACTCCGTAACGGAGTTTGAGATTCGCGTAACTAAACCAACGAAATGAGACCTTATTATGACTAATATCGCACTATTCAACCCTGCAAACGTACCTTCATTCGCACGCAACCATGAGTTATCTGAGACAGCCAAAGCCCTGACAGGCGGCGGCGTAGGCAGTAGCACACAGCGCATCTCCATCAAAGGTGGTGTGTTCCGCTTGCTGTCCGGAGGCAAAGAGATCGCCGCTATCGACGAGCGCTTCTTGGATGTCATCATCGTCAAGGCCGCCCCCAAGGTCAGCCGTATCTTCTACGCTAAGTCTTACGACGGTGACAACATCACTGGCCCTGACTGCTGGAGCAACGATGGTGAGCGCCCAGACGCATCCGCCGAGAACAAGCAAGCGGCAACTTGCATGTCATGCCCTCAGAACATCGCAGGTTCAGGTCAGGGTAATAGCCGCGCCTGCCGCTACCAACAACGCTTGGCTGTGGTGCTTGAGAACAATATTGAAGGTGCAGTGTTGCAGTTGACTTTGCCAGCCACTTCGGTGTTCGGCAAGGAAGACGGAGACAAGCGCCCATTGCAAGCCTTCGCTCGCAACTTGGCCATGCAGAACCCTCCCATCAGCCCCGAGATGATCGTCACTCGCATGAAGTTCGACACGAAAGCAGAAGCGCCCAAGTTGCACTTCGCGCCCAATCGTTGGTTGACTCCAGAAGAGTATGAGATCGTCAAGGCGCAAGGCGAAAGCGATGAAGCCAAGCGTGCAGTTGTCATGACTGTTGCCGCTTCTGATGGTGTGAAGGCCGCCCCTGCTCCATTGGCAATCCCCGGCAAGCGCCCCATGGGTGAGCTGACCAAGGAAGAAGATGCTCCAGCATACGAGCCGATCGCTGCCAAGGCCGCTAAAGCGAAAGCCAAGCCCGCGGTGGAAGAGGACGATGCTGAACCCGAAGTCCGCAAGGAAGCCGCGAAGCCGTCTGCTGTGCCTGCCAAGAAAGGCAAGCTCGCTGACATCGTGTCTGACTGGGATGACGAGTAATTGAATCGGGGGTTGGTAAAAGGGCCGGTTCGATTCCGGCATGCACTGTGGAGTGGTGGGTTCGATCCCCACCCAACCCCCACCTTCAAGGAGAAAACAATGGAAGAAAATAAATTTTGGCTCCGCATGTGGGGCATCGGAGCAATGGTGCTCATAGTCGGAATTGCCTCTTGCTCTTTTGGTATGCACGATCGACGTGACAAGTGGGAAAAGGCTGTATCCAACGGCGCTGACCCTATGGTCACGGCTTGTGCTTTGTTTGACCAAGTCGAAATTGAACGTGCCACCTGCTTGCTGCTGGCACAAAACAGAAAGTAAAGATCGGGGGGAACGTCGTGCAGAGTTCTAACGGGCTTGCGGACGAACGGCTAGTACCCCCACCCAAACACTATGGCTTATTCACAAAGAGTAATTGACGCAGTCATGGCTGCCAAGAAAACGCCCGGCAATCAGCTTGGGCGTTGGGCAATCTACTTAGATTTCCCTGTGACAAAGATCGCGTATGCGCTCGGAGTTACACGCCAGACTGTGTACAACTGGTTCGAAGGCAAGGACGTTTTTGTCGCGTATCAAAACCGCGTTGAACTCCTTTTAGAAATAATGAAGTCGTCACGGGACGCAGAACAAGCATGGAGAAGAATATGCAAGGAATACAACCTCGAACCCTGACCAACAGGGAGCTCATCAACTACTGCGCTGATGCGGTGGATGATCTGCACGGCATGCCAAAGGAATGGCAGAAAGAATTGTTGCGTCGCTTTGTGGCGCTTGCTCCAACGGAAGCACATCCGTTCATTGACCCCAAACAACTAAACCTTTTCTGATTAAGGCGTTAAATATGGAACCGCTTGAGTTTGTAGCGGCGGTTTTGCCACCGCCCGGAAATGGGCGCTATTGTGTGGTGGAACTCTCAAGAAAAAAAGAACACGTATATGTTCACACATTGGAGGAAGCACAACCTGTCATTGACAGATGGAAGAAATCGGGCGAAGACATTTACTTTGCGTTGGGTACGTTTGGAGAAGGCGAGAACAAGCGCACTGCTGAGAATGTGCAGATGGTCAAAACGTTTGCCGTTGACGTAGACTGCAACCACCCCAAGGACATCCCTGACGAAGAGGGCAACGTCAAGCCCAAGGCATACGCAAGCGCAAAGCTGGCGGCACAGGCCATCATGGATTTCACCGAGGCTACTGGGCTGTCCGCACTGGGCGACCCATGGATGGTGGCGTCTGGCGGCGGTGTACACGCATACTGGCCGCTGACTGAAGCCGTGGATGTCGACGAGTGGAAGCCTGTGGCCGAAGCGTTCAAGCGCATGTGCTACCAGAACAAGCTGGACATTGACCCAACAGTTACCTCAGACGCATCCCGAGTCTTGCGAGTTCCTGACACCATCAACAAAGGCATCAAGAATAAGAAGCGTGTGCGTGAGCAGACCAACGTGCGCTTTGTAAGCGAAGGTGCGGTGTTTGAGTTGGCCGACATCCGCGCAGTGGTGGAGAAGAACCTCATCGGTACGCAGTACGAAGTCTCAGCCAAGCAGCCAAACAACGTGGTTGAGCTCCCCGGTACTAGGCCAGCCGCACCGTCTGCAGCCCAAGTCAAACTGTTTGAGAACAGCGTCACCCGCTTCAAGAACATCGTGGTCAAGACCCGCGCAGGCACAGGCTGTGGTCAGATCGCACACTACGTTGAGCACGCTGAGCAGGACGGCATGGAACCGCTGTGGCGCGGCATCCTGTCTTGGACGAAGGTATGCGTAGACGGCGAAGGTGCATCAAAGTGGATCAGCGACATGCACCCGTACAGCGAAGACCGCATGAAGACGAAGCTGGCCGAGATCAAAGGCCCCTACCCCTGCACGAAGATGGACTCGGAGAACCCCGGTGTTTGCCCCGGCTGTCAGCACTGGGGAAAGATTACGAACCCGCTAGTATTCGGCCGCGACATGGCGGTGACAACCGTTGAGAGCGTGGTGGAGTTGCCCCGCGTTGCAATGGACGAGGAAGTCAAGAAGGTACTTCGCCCTGAAGCACCCCGTGGCTACGCTTATGGTGAGCGTGGTGGCATTTTTATCCAGAAGGAAGACGAAGATGCGCAGGGCAACAAGACCACGCGCAATGTTTTGATTCTCCCCTACGACCTTTTCCCTGTGGACATCCTGAGCCACAACGGAGAACACACAGTACACCTCATGGCCATCCGGCGTGAAGGCGTGCAGAACATCACAATGGCACAGAAGGCTGTCGTGAGCCAAGACGAAACGGTCAAGACACTGGCCAACCAAAACATCGTGGCGGCCTTTGGCCGAGGCAACGACAAGAATTTGTTTGACTACATACGCGCAAGCGTTGAGAAGATGAGCAACGACAAGTCGCCCATCAAAGTGCCGGCCAACTACGGCTGGCAAGAAAACGGCACGTTCGTTTACGCAGGCAAGATTTACAGCGCCACATCAGCGCCTGTGGAAGTGCCGATGCCCGGCCTTGAGAACATCGTGGCCAACACCAGACCCAACGGCAATATCGAGAACTGGGTGACGTTCATTAAGATGCTCATCGCAAAGAGGTTGTACGGCCATCTGTGCGTTGTACTGGCAGGAGCAAGCGCTCCCTTCATGCGCTTCACAGGTATCTACGGCATGACCTACCACTGCGGCTCAACCGAGTCCGGTACGGGTAAGTCGTTGGCACTGGAAGGGGCGGCCTCAATCTGGGGTCACCCAACACACTACCGCACAGGCAAGAGCACTTCTCCTGTGGCCATGCAACAACGCTTGGGTCTGCTGCAAAGCCTGCCCTTGGTGACCGATGAGATCACTGCCAAGAACCGCAAGGATGCTGAGTGGTTCCCCGAGTTCCTACTGGACATGACCGAGGGTCGCGGCAAGGAGCGTATGGAGTCAGGCGCTAACAAGGAACGCTTGAACCTTTCGATCTGGCAGACCGTGGCCATCATGTCTTCCAATACCCACGTCGTGGACTACCTAACCGGATCACGCAAGCACTCGTCTGAGGGTGAGATGCGCCGTGTTCTGGAGTTTGTGATGGACGAGGAGTTGTCATGGGAGCCCCATGAGATTGAAGTCATCAAGTCGTTGCAAGAAAACTACGGCGTGGTTGGCCATGAGTTGGCTGAGTTCTTGGCCAAGAACGTGCCGATGCTCAAGACGCTGGTGCCTGACGTTGTGCGTAATTGCTACAAGGACTTCAACGCCACCAATGACGAGCGATTCTGGATGGCAGGCGTGGGCACAATCATGACGGCAGGTGCAGTTCTCGGCAATAAGTATCTGAACATTGTTGACTTTCCCCTGAACGAGATCAAGGAATTCTTGAAGGCTAGGGTGAACGTGGCACGCGGCACCGTACGGTCAAGCAAGCGCAATGCTGAAGACATCCTGAACGGCTTTATCCAAGAGAACTACGGCAAGTTCGTGGTGGTACGCTTTAACGCCAAGACAGGCGCAAGCGCACTGCTGGGGGACACCGCGTTGATCGACTCGTCTACTACCCGCTCGGTAGTTATGGGGCGCGTGGAGCACGGCGTTACAGCCAACCACGTTGACTTCTATATCGAGGAGCGCCTGCTCAAAACCTTCTGCTCCAACATGAGCTTTGGTTACGCTGACTTCAAGCGCCAGCTTGAGAAACAGTTTGTGGTCTCTTACATGCCTAAGAAAGATTTGATGGCAAGAACCAGTGGCCCACCCATGCGGGTAGCTACCATGAAGATTTCGAGAGAAATTTCTAGTCTGGATGAAGAAGTTATCAATCCAATATCCGTGGCAGCGGCTTGAGAGGGGACAGGGGTTCTTCGTCCCCTGCATCGACACTGAGGCTGTAAGAGCCGAGGGCTTGAACAAGGCCCTCGGCATCCGTTTGTTTGACGCCCGAGCAAAGATCGGGATCAGGGACGGCTTTACTGGCGTGTGGTTCTATCGGTTGCCTTGAGGAAAGCACGGGCGTATTCGGTCTGTGCCTTGTCAATTTTTGCCAACATCTCGTCCTTTTGCTCAGTCGTCAGCTTAGGCGACGCCTCAATCTGACGGCGGTATTTAGCGAACTCACCGAGCTTCTGCTGTACCGAGCCAGACACCGATGCTAGCGACAACTTGTCAGCGTGCTCTTGGGCAAACGCACGGGCTTCGGCAGTCTTGCCTTGCTCAACCAAACGATTAAACGTGCCCTTGGTCTGCTGAATGTTTAGCATCTGGTCGTACGCTTCGTCAATGGTGCCCCTGCCTTCAACGGGCTGGAACAAACCGCCAATGATAGGCGTCTTGCTGGCTTTGAGGGAAGGCTTGGCTACGTCGGCACTCATCTCGGTGTTCAGTAGCGGGTTGGCCAACTGCACCAGCGCAATACCTGCCCCGCCTGTATAACCACGGATGAGGTAGTCGATACTGATTGGCGACAAGCCCTCTTTACCTGTGAGCTGCTTGATGGTTTCGCTGCCTGTAATGCTGCCAAGCAGTTTGGCAAACTCGGTAGTGGACTCGCGTGAACGCTCGCCTGCCAGCATCTTTTGCTCGCGCTGTGATTCGATGTCACCACCAAAGAACGACTTGCCGAGGTACACCTCGGTAATAGGTTTAATACCTTGTGGCAAGCTGAACGGATTGGTCTGTGCCACCAGTTTGAGCCAGCCGCCCACGGCCTTGGATGCCTTCTCGTCGTTGGCCGCCATGTCCATGATAGCTTCAGGCAACGCCTTGAATGCGTAACCCAATTCAAACGGGATAGGTACGCGCAGGGGTTCGTCAAAGCCGGGGACATACACAAACCAGTTGCCGTAACGTTCTTCAGGCTTGGCACGTTTGTACGCCTCGTCGTCTGCCATCAAAGCAGCGTAGGCCATTGTTCCTGCGGCGAGCATCATGCCTCGCGCCATCATCTTCTGCTTAATCTTAAGCTGGTCACTGAACGGCATCTGGCCTGTGTATGCGCGGTACAGCACATCCAAACCTTGAATCTGAGCGTTGAAGAATGGAATAATAATCGACAGCGCTTGCATGCTGGGCGACAAACCGCGGCGGCTAAAGTTCATAGACTCAAGCGTACGCAATAGTGCGGCTTGTTCTGACATGCCTTTGGCAAGGGAGTCTTTGTAAACCACAGCACGGGTAGACGCATCGCCTTGCATAGCAAACGCATCCAGCTTCGCCATGAGCTTAGTCCAACCAGATCTACCAGAAGTAATGTCTTTGAGGAACTTGGACGCATCGCGCTGATCGCCAGAGAAAACGTTGCTACTGATAGCGCCTGAACGCATCAATTTGCTTTCCACTTCGCTGCGGCCGGCCACCATACTGGCCAGCTCTTTGAAGGAGCTGAGCACTGGCGTAGCGTCTGTGCCTGTAGTCAGCCAAGCATTGAGCGGGTCGCGTACAGCCTGACGCACAGCGTAAGCAGGGTTCTTCACAACAAAACTGCGCAAAATATCCGCAGGCACGCCTAGCATCTTGATGGCGGCAGGCATCGTTGTCTTGATACCTTCCATGCCCTTGATGATGAGTTCCGCTGGGATGCCGTACTTTTCCTTGTCAATGTACACAAAGTGATCCTTGCCGTCCTTTTTAAAGCGCACAGTACTGTCGCTGGCAGGGCCGGAGCCTTCTCCAATCGCTGTGGCAATACCCATCTTGTGGAGCAAGAACGCAGACTCTTTAATCATCTGGTTGCGCAAAGCCAAGTCGGTCAACATGAACGTGTTCTGAACCGAGCTTGTAAAGATAGGCAGAATCTGCTTGTTGCCACCAACCAACTCTTTAAGTTGTGGCTCTGTCTTGACGTTGCCGATACGAACGGGCGTCTCTTTGTCCACCATCAGCTCGATGTTGCCGCTGTTGCTGTTAACGCGGTAGTACGGGATGTAAGGTACGGACTTAAGTTCTTTGGCCAGCTTCTCGGTGATCGCGCCTGTCTGCACGAGGAAGTCGATCTGGCCGTCGTTGAACTCTTTGTAGATGCGTGCAGCTTCAAGCACGGCATCTTTCTTGGTCTTGTCGCTGTTGAGCAAACGCATGACATCGTTGTACTCTTTCTCAGCCAACGCAGGGTTCTCGTAGTTGAGTTTCTCCCAGCCTTTGACTTTGGCACGCTCGCCTGCCACGTATGCTGTCAAGATTGCTTCGGCTTCTGAGTCGTTGGCAAACTTGCCCTTGTGCAGAGCCTCTGCCACTTCCAACATATTAGCGCCCTTGACGCTGTCGTAGACGTACCCGCCGCCTTCGCCTTTGCGCAAGATAAGCTTTCCGTTGGTCAGCGCCTGACCCGCATACTGGCTGCGCTGTTGGCCAAATCGCAAATAGAACTCTGCGTTCTGTGCCTCCAAAGAAGTGATGGCGTTGCTAGCTACGCCACGTTTAAAAGCCTCAGACAAGGCTGCGTCTTTGTCAATGTACTGGACACGTCCAGCCAAGCCCATGACGTTGCCAAGCAGGTTGTCTTTGAAAGACTTTTCTTTGGCAATGAACGATGCGCCGTATTGCGTAGGCTCTTGCTTGGTGCGGAAAGCAATCTGGCCATCCGCCGCCCTATATGGGCCAATCGTCTTGTTCTCAAACGCTTTGCGTGACTGCTTCAAAGCATAGAAGATGTCGGATGTTGAT